AGTTATTGGCAGACACCATGTGTTGGATATTGCCACGCAAGGTAGAGTCAGTAATAGTCTCAGCACCCGCAGAAATAGAGGTGAAGTCAGTAGGACTTGTGGCAGAAGAAAAAGTTACTGTACGCCCTGTAGACACCCATACACGACCAGAAAAGGTAGCAACGCTGGATATTTCATTCAGATTAGGAACACCTATAACAGTGGCGTTAGCGTTACCTGTCGGCGTAGGTGGTGCAGCTATGGTGACAGTAGGAACACTTGTAAAGTTATCCCCTACATTCGTCATGATAACTTCTATAACAGAGTTACCAAACACGATAGAAGTAGCAGTGGCATTTGCTCCACCTCCACCTGTAATTGTTGCGGCAGGAGGAGAAGCAGGGTCATAACCAGAACCACTATTGGTTACTTGTACATATAGCGCACCTTTAGTAAAGGTCAACAGTTGAGCAATAGCATTAGCACCACTACCGCCACCACCTGTGATAGTCACTGATGGTGCAGCGGTATACCCGCTACCACCTTCTGTAACAGCTATCGAAGTTACCGCATTTGCTGTGATTGTTGCTTCTGCTGTAGCCTGTGTACCGTTTGTTTGGTTAGGCGCAGAGATGGTAACTGCTGGCGCAGATGTATAACCAGAACCTCTTGCAGTTAAACCTATCCTGCCTACACCACCAACATTAAGTAAGTCAGTGCTATCCCAAGAAAAGAGTCCTTTATTAGGGTCACCTATATATACCTCTTCATTCTTCCACTGGGCTGTAGAAACATTGGCAGAAGAGAAAGTGCCTATCACACCTACATTTCCTACAGTGCCTGTATCTATGACTACATATTGCGCTCTTCCATCTTCTTGGAAAGCTAGCAAATAGTCATCTAATCCAAGATTGGTGTTTGTAAGAGTAGAGACTGTGTTACCAAAAGATATAGCGTTATTACCGCCATCCTTAACTGTGACTTGAGCAGGAACAATCTTAATGTTGCCAAACCCGATAGGCATGGCGTTCTCAATCCACGAAAATTCCTCGTCATCAATGGCTGTCCTGTTGGACTTGGTGTTTAAGCCCTTGAAGTTCTTATAGACAGCATAAGATTTCTTTTGCTCTGCTGCTGCCATGATTAAAACGTAGAGTAGGGGTCAGGGATTCTGCGTGTATACACAGAGTTCAACACTGCTTGGATTTGCTTGGCATACTCTTGCTTGTATATCTCAGCTTCTCCATAGCTCTGCTCTTTGTACTTGGCTTTGTAAGCCGCATAAAAAGCTACAGGCGTAGTGTAGGGGTCTTGTATTTGGTCGTTAGTATTAGGCGTGTTTAAACTTAGCGCAGTAGGCAAGATAGTGCTATCTATCTCCACCACATAGGCTTGGTCTGGAACAGGGCCAATGTAGATAGTGTTTTGTCCGTAGACAGAGAAACACACAGGTCTACCTACATAGTTTTGATAGTAACGCAACTGTGCATTAAAGTTTGACCAAGGCAGATACCGCAAAGGTATACGGCTGTTACCCCAGTAGATATTGACGTTCAAAATGTCTAAAGTTGTACCAGTAGAAATAGTGGCATAGGGAATAACTTCCGCAGGGCCAGAATATAACAAGGTGGCAGTGCCATCTGTGAATGGAGTAGATGGTGGGAAACTGTAGCCAGAAGCGGGATAAGCTGGCGCAGTAGCACCAAGCACACCACTTACAGTTACTTCATAAATGAAGATGCTGCTAAATACAAACTGACCAGCAGTAACAGTAGCACCCGCAGTCCATAGGGTTGCGGCTACGCCTGTACTAGAAATTGGGGTGGCAGTTATTTGCAGGGTGCGTAAACACCCTGTATCTCTCGCTACTCGCTCACGGGCATCGTTGATGTAGTCCGTTAGCTCCGAGGTAGACCAGAAGACAGAGTTTGCATCATGCAATAAACGCTGTACTTCCGTGATGTAGGAAGAGAGAGTTGCCATGTTACCTTCATGTTAAGCAACCCTCTGATTGACTTTTCCCCCAACGGATTTCTCAATCCGTAAGGGTACTACGCCAACCGCCGAGGGTAACGAGCGGTTCTTTACAGGAGGCTCTGAAGAAATATCTACTTTCTTCAAAGTTTCCATTGCTTCTTCAAGTTCGCTATGAAGACGTATCATGCCCAACTGGACTAGATACTTCTCCTTGTCCTCATCTCCGTAACCAACCATGTGTCTAGCCGCAGCTACAGTAAGTTCTACTGTCTTGCCAACAGGAAAATCATAACCAACATAGTTGTACTCAGCGTACAGGTCTTTGTTGGTGTTGTTGGTTACATAAACAAGTTCTGTCATAGGCTTACAACGTCACCGTACACTGCGATGTCAACTGTGTTGTTTGCGGCAGCGGCTGTATTGACACACACAAACAAAGAACCAGAGTAGATTGTTGTGGCAGTGTTTGCTGTCAGGTTCAAATCTTGATACTTTGTTGTTGCTGTGATATTTCCCAATACAACGGCATTAGAAACTGCGTTTGCCAAACCACCATCACTGCTGTTAATGATAGTGACGTTGGCAAGCGCAACACTTCCGTTGGCATTTGCAACAGTAATACGGCGAACAATGTAGTTTGTACCGATTGTTGGAATAGTTGCAACGGCATTACCTGTGCTTCCCAAACCTAAGGGGGTAGAGGTCTGACCAATCAAAACATTACCAAAACTATCGGGATACAGTGACCCTACATGATTCGAGTTCATACTGTTTCCTTATGTTGTGTAGGTGCTGTTTGCGTTGACACCACCATTGATGGTGAGAGCAACAGCCGCACCAGCACCCGAAGTCATAGACTGGGCAAACACGTTTACGCCATCAGACAACAACATGCCACCAGTGTTATTGGCAAGAAGAGTTGCGATAGAGGAGCCGTTGTTTGCAGTAATGATTACGTTGACGGTAGGAAACACCAGGTATGTACCTGCGGGAATCACAGTACCTGCGTTAGCGGCAGTCAGTGATACGTTGGAGAAGTAAGCGCCAGCGGTGTTGGTCGTTGCATTCGCAAGAATGATTTTGTTTAGTGCTAAAGCCATGTCTTTTTCTCCTTACAGTGAAAGGTAGTTGTAACCCGTCACCTTGGTCATTGACTTAGGCTTGACGTTCACCAATTCGGCAATCATCAAAACTGCGCCAACATAACCAATTTGCCAGTTAGGAAGAGTGGACTCAAAGCCTGTAAACACAAACGAACCTTGCTCATGGATATACAGAGACAAGTAGTTGGTGTTCAGGAAGTACACAATGCCTTCAGGACAGTAGGGGTCTGGATAAATAGGTACGCCAGCAACCATCAAAGCACGGAAAGCTGCTTGAGGGCCATTGGTTTCACCGTCAAAACCTGCACCTGGGGTGATAACGTATTGCTCTTGACCAACAAAGTCTTGAGCCAACAGTGTCCAAGTACCAAATCCGCAAACACCAAATGAAGGCATTTCAGCACCGTTTTTAACAGTACCAGAAATGTATTGCAGGATGTTTTGACGAGTTGGGTTTACAGAGCCAGCGGCATACTGTGATGATTTCCACCATGTATATGCACTACGGTCAATGTTTCCGTATGTACCAGAGTTAGCAACAGCAGCGGGTAAACCGATAAACTGTTGTGTATTCGTGGTGTTGTTGTACAGGGCTGTAGCCATTGCATCCATCATCACGTTGGTTGCATCGTTCATACGAGCTTCAATCAACGGAATAATAGCGGCATCTTGCTGAACTGCGCCTTCCATACCGAGGAACGGCACGGGAGAAATCATCAGTTTCAGGTCGAATTCAGCGTTGTAAGCACCTTGTTGAACTGACGGTTGGGCAAAAGAGCCACTGTAGTCAGACCACTGAGCGTTTACAAACTGTGCACCTTGGACGGGTACAGTTACAGAGGACACACCGCCAGAAGCAGACTGACTATTTGCAATCAGTGCTGCCATCAAGGGCGTGGAGTTATAAAGCTGGACAACCAGCTTGGGGATAAAAGCTCTACGAGTTACATAAGTCAGTTCGTTGAACTGTGCTGACCCTGTAGCTGGTAGGATGCCGCCGCCAATAGCCATAAGGCCTCCTTACGTGGTTTAAAAAATTACCCTCTTACAACCCAATAGGACGCTGCGGTTTTCGCAGGTCATTGAGTGCATTCATTGCCTCATTCCGTGCAGCGGCTACTGGGTTTTTCCAATACTTGTTCAAGTCAAATTGCTTGACAGCACTTGGGTTGTATCCAGTTGAAGTAGGCACTGCTGCTTGCTTCATCCACTGATGGTATTCGGCTGCTGTTTCGTGATTAGTAATACCACGTTCCAACATAATTTTTTCTACATCACTGACTTCTGACTCATTAGAAATCAAACCTTTTTTCATCAAAGACTGTCTGCGTTTTTGAAGTTCTTCAATCGCTTCTTTCTCACGCAACTTTGCTTCTAAGGCTTGCACACGGTCTTCCGAGCGGCTTACCGCACGGTGTGTGTAATCTTCGATGTCGAGTTCGGGTATTGGAAGGTCAGGCTTAACCCGCTTGGTCATACGCAAAAAGTCTTTACGTGTTTCTGGGTTCTCTGCGAGAGTTTGTGCAAGTGCTGCCAACTCATCACGGGCTTCTAAGGAAAGATTTTCTAGTGACATAAAGTTACCCTCTTTATACGATTAAATTACACGCTTACCATCGGCTGGCTTTTGGACAGCCATGCTGGACTTGTTCAGTTTATTGGGGGCACTCAAGCCACCAAACTGAGAAAAACGGGGGGTGTTGGTGACAACGCCATTTTGTTGGTTGTTGTCAGTTGGGCGGCGAGGTGCGGCTGCGCCTCTGGGCTTGAAGAGTTCCATTTGATTTTCCTTACATTGGGGGAGGAGGAGACATACCGCCTTGTGGCGACATACCAGGTATAGGTGCTTGAGCCATTGCTCTGCCTTCAGGGGTAGCACCACCCGCCTGTGGCAAGGTTTGCAGTAACTGAAGAATTTCAGATTGCTGTAATTCGTCAGTCTTGCCTTTTTTCTGACCAATCAAACCCGAAAGCACCCGAATAGCATTGAG